AGCGCCGCGTTGCCGTCACGGAAAACATCACCAATGCCATGACCACCGCAGCGCGCACCTACGGCACGCTGCAGGGTTGGGAATTGTGCGTCTATCGCCGGGGCACGCAATTGATTTTGAATGTGCCAACAGCCGAGTTTTCCATGTCCGAGCAATACGTGATGAATACGCTCACAGGCGCGTGGTGCCGGTTTACCGGCATGGACGCAAATTGTTGGGTTGTGTTCAACGATGACTTGTATTTCGGTGGCAATGACGGGGCGGTCTATCAGGCCGATTATGGGCGTGCCGATGTCTCGACACAGATCACGGCCACGGGTCAAACGAGCTACACGCCATTCGGATCGGCCAAGTCAAAGCGCTACACGGCTTTACAGTCGCTTGTCACGGCCTCAGATGTCAACCGGCCATCGCTCGGCATCTCAACGGACTTTCAAGAGACTTCGAGCCTCTCGACGCCAACGGTCGTCGAGGCCGGCGCGTCTGGCGTGTGGGATGTTTCGGATTGGGATTCTGGCGTGTGGTCGGCCACAACCGAGCAATATAACGACTGGGTGAGCATTCCAGCGGTAGGCAAGTTTGCCTCGATAAAATTCCAGGCTGCAACGGGCACCTCAACGGAAAGCGGAGATGAAGCTTACTGGGGGATCAGTTCATGGGGCGACAACTGGACGGATAACGTGTTTTCTTCTGACGAAATCGTCCGCATCAACGGGTTCATCGTGACCTATGAAAGCGGTGAGTTCTACTGATGCTCGTCTTCGGTCACGACGAAACCTGCCTGGCCTGGCTTGAGCAGCGCTGGCCGGTCGGCCGCAGGCCGGACATCGTGCCTGGCATCGTCGATCAAGACGGCGTGTTGCGCGGGGCGTTGCCGCTCTGGCAAGAAAACCTGTGGACCTGGGAGGCGGGCGCCTATTCAGAAGGGGCGATTACAACGCGCGTTGCGCGGCAATTCTTCTCTTGCGTGTTCGTCGAGCTGGCAGCAGATCGCCTGCAACTCAAAACGCAACGGTCAAACAAAATCATGCGCAAGCTGCTCCCCAAAATGGGCTTTACCTTCGAGTGCACCGCCAAATCGTATTACGGTGATGGAGATGACGCCTTGTGCTTTGCGATGACGCCAACAACTTGCAGATGGATCAAGAGACATGAAATCAGCACCCAAAGCACCTGACGCCAAAAAAACCGCAGCCATACAAGATCAATACAACCAAAAGGCAGAGCAGCGCGCGCTCGCCTATAACCGTGTTGACCAGCTCGATCCGTTCGGCAACTCGCTCAACTGGATTCAAACCGGCACGGATGCCAAGGGCAATCCGACGTTCGGCGCTGCCCAGGGACTCGGTCAGCTCGGCATGGGGTATGCTGGCGGATTGGCGGGATTAGGCGGCCAGTATTTCGACATGGCCAAGAACTACCTGCAACAACCGTTCGATCTGAACAGCCAAGGCGCATTCGACCAAGCCTACGGCTATGCCACGGCGAACTTGGAGCCACGGTTCGAGCAATCCCGCGCTGCAGCCGAAAACCGTCTGCGCAACCAGGGCCTCGATCCGACTTCGGAAGCCTATCGCAGCCAGATGAACGATCTCGCGTTGCAGCAGAACGAGGCGCGCAACAACCTTGTGACGGGCCTGCAGGGGCAGTTGTTCAATCAGGGTCTGCAAGGCCGGCAGCAGCAGATCGGCGAACTGGCGCAGCTTGCCTCGCCGGGCATTTCGTTCGGCAACAACGTCTTGAATCCCTCCTATGCGCAGGTGCCTGGCGTTGGAACGAGCGCGCCGGATTATCAGGGCGCCCGCATGCAGCAGTATCAAGGTGATCTCAACTCTTACAATAACTCCATGGCGGGCCTTGGCGGTCTTGCCAAGATTGGAACAAGTCTAGCCTTGGCGCCTATGTCTGGTGGCGGAAGTCTGGTCGGGTCATTCTTCTGATGGCAAAGCTGACACGCATCAGCATCGGCGGCGTTCCCATCACGGTCAACGCCAACTATGCCCCGCAGTTCCAGGGTCTTCTTTCTGACCTGGCGGCGTCAGGCTACGACATCGGCAAGGATTCAGGCGGGTATAACTACCGCACGATTGCAGGCACCAACAAGCTCTCAAACCACGCCTTCGGCAATGCGATTGATGTCAACTGGAACCGCAACGCGCGCGGCACACGCGGCGACATCCCGGCAGAACTCGCGCGGTCCCTGGCGAAAAAACATGGCCTGACCTGGGGCGGGGATTGGAAAAACCCGGACCCGATGCACTTTGAAGTTGCCGGCGGATCGGCATCCCACACACATGGAGCTGACATGCCCACCTATAAAGATGTTGGCGGCCAGGTGCCGCAGATGGCACCGGGATCATCTCCGGCCGATGTCGCACGCGCACAGCAGATGGCAAAGTTTCTCATGAGCCAGGGCCAGGGCACGCCAAAGCATTGGGCCGAGGCGCTGGGCAATGCGATGTCTACGCTGGTGGGCGGCCTGTGGGCGGAACAGGGGTCGCGCGGTGAGAAGGCTGGTGAACAAAGCGCCAATGCGGCTTTGGCTCAAGCGCTCATGGGCGGCGGAACGCCTGACTATGGCGCGCTGATGCAGAACCCGCGCACGCGCGACATCGGCGTCAAGATGGCGCTGGCAGAACGCGAGATCGCCCGCAAGCAGGCAGATCCGCTCTATCGGGCACGGATCGAAGAGGCGCAGGCCAATGCAGCCTTGGCAAGGTCTGGAGCAGGGGCGCAGGCTGAATTGATGGGAGCAGGCCAAGGCATGCCGCCGCAGGCGCCTGTTGCACCACAACCCCCGCAAGCTGCTGTTCCGCCGCCGACGGAAGGCGCAGGACGCTTTGCAAATGCCAACATCCTACCGCCTGTCACGGTTGAGCAGCCTTTGATGGTCGAATACGCAGGCCAGAAGTTCCCATTGCAAAAAGCACAACGCCTGCAGGCAGCATTGGCGGCAACAAAACCGAAAGTTGCAGAAGCCTTGGGCAAGGAAATTGCCAAGGTCACGCGCCTGCGCGACATGGAAAAGCTCGGCTTGGACCCGGAAAGCGCAGAGGGCCAAGTTTATCTCATGACAGGAAAGGTGCCCACCAAAGCCTATGAGAAGATGGCCAACGAGTCCAAGAAAGCAGAGCGCGGTCGCAACATCGTTGCCGGTCTTGAAGACATCAACAAAATGACCACCACCTATGATGATGCGTCATTCGAGAACGCTTTGGGACCATATCAAGGTGCAGAGCCTGATAGCCTTGCAGGGGCGGTTCCCATCAACATCGCGCGCGGTGTTGGTCAAGTTATGAACTTCTTCGAAGGCGGAAAGAATACGCCAAGCGAAGTGCGGGCCTCAATTGCAGGCGCTACAGAAGCGCTGGCCGCAGCAATCAAGCCATTTATTCGCGCCCCCGGAGAAGGGCCATGGACGGATGCAGATCAGGCCCGACTGGTTGCTGTCGTCGGAAACCTTCCGCAAGCCTCGACAAAGGAAGAGTTCAAGAGACGCTTGAACGGTGTGCGTGACCGCGTTTCAGCAAACTTCGGCATTGATCTGCCGTTCGATGCGTTCGCAGGCGGAAAAGATACCAAAGACACAACCAAGAATGAGGGATGGCGCACGGTCGGCGGGCGCCGCATCAGGGAGGTCCGCTAGATGGGGCGCCTGTTCCAAGTCCAAGGCAAGAGCGGCAAGACCTTCGAGGTTGAAGCCGACAGCATGGCGGATGCCCTGAAGACGGTTGCCGATGCAGAAAAGCTGAATTGGTCTGATGTGCCGGCAGAAGCTTTGCGCAACACGCCAGAAAGCGCGGTGCGATTGGCCGAGAACGTTGCCTATCCGTTCACGCATCCCGTCGAGTTTTTCACAGCCTTGAAGGATCTCGGTGTCGGCCTTGGCTCCAAGGCGCTCGACGCCATCGGCGTAGATCAAGCGCCTGAAGACAAGGCACGCAGGCAGGCGGCTGCCGATGCCGTTGGCCAGTTCATCAAGGACCGTTATGGGTCTATGGACGCCTTCAAGCAGACGCTTGCAACCGATCCGGTCGGTGTTCTGGCCGATGCGTCCATGGTCCTGACGGGCGGCGGCGCTGCCGCAGCGCGCGCGCCTGGAACGATTGGAAAGGTGGCAGGGGCGGCACGCAGTGCGGGACAAGCCATCGATCCCTTGATGCTTGCAGGGCGCGGCGTCAAGAAGGGCGCCCAGGTTGCGGGCGGCACGGCATCGCGCACGCTCGGCATCACGACAGGAACGGGACACGTCCCCTATGAGCAGGCATTCCGGGCCGGACGTGAGGGCGGTTCAAGCGGTCAGGCATTCCGCGAAAACATGCGCGCAGGCCCAGAGCAGATGGGCGGCGCTGTCAAGATGGCACGGCGTGCCTTGGGTGGTCTGAAAAAAGAGCGCTCGGACGCCTACAACGCCGGAATGGCAAACACGCGCGCTGCGCAATCCTATATGCCAACAGCGCCGATCAACGGCGTTATCAACAGGGCCATGCAGACCGTCGTCAGCAATGGATTCGTGAAAGATCCCGAGGCCGTCACTGTTCTGAGAAACGCGAAAAAGACATTTGACGATCTGGTCAAGATGCGCGGCGGACTTCTGACGGCATCGGATTTGGATGACTTCAAGCAGGCGCTCTACAATACCAGTGGCATGGATAGCCTTGGCGAGAATGCACGCCGCGTCTTGATGAACACCGCCAACGAGGTCAAGGCGCAAATCGAGAAGGTCGCACCAGATTACGCATCAACGATGAAAGACTACTCGACCGCGTCAAGCCTGATCAAGGACATGGAAAAGACCCTGTCGCTTGGGCGCAAGGCAACAGAAGACACGGCTTTAAGAAAGCTCCAATCGACACAGCGCGATAACGTCAGCACGAATTGGGGCTCACGGCGCAAACTTGTCGATGAACTGGCCAAGTTCGAACCTGATCTTCCATCGACACTCGCGGGACAGGCGTTAAGCGAATGGGCACCGCGCGGACTGGCGCGCGTTGGAAGTGGTTTGTCAGCCATCTATGGCGCTGCGAACCTTGATCCGACTGTTGCACTGTGGGCGCCGTTCCTGATGCCGCGTGCCATGGGTGAGGCGGCGCATGCAGCGGGTCGCGGGTTCGGGGCGATTGAGCAGCCCTTCAACAACGCCATGCGGATGACGGGCATGGATAGAATCCCGCCAACGGCAATCCCTGCGGCTGCACGCGCCGCACGTGTTGCAGGAGAAGTGAGTCAGGCCCCCTTGCGCGGCTCTGTCGGTCCAGGCGATCAACCGCTGACCGAGGAAGAAAAACGCATGATATTGCAGCAGTTGTCGCGTTAATCCAAAGATAAGGAAACCGCAATGGCCCGCAACGGCTCCGGCACGATGTCGATCACGAACTCATTCACGGCCAACACGACGATTGAATCGTCGGCCATGAATGCCAACTTCACCGATGTGGCGTCTGAAATCACCAACAGCCTTCCGCGCGATGGTCAGGCCGCCATGACGGGCGTCTTGAAGATCGCAGCGGGAACGGCTGCCGCACCTGGCCTTTCCATCTCGACGGACACAGATAGCGGCATTTACCGCATCGGCGCCAATAACCTCGGCATGGCGGCCGGCGGGTCGATGGTCGCGCAATGGGATTCGACTGGGCTCAAGGACGCAACCGGCGAGAATTACGATGCGTTCGATGCCGGCACGTCGATGCTGTTCTACCAGGCGTCCGCCCCGACAGGGTGGACCGATGCCGGATTGACGGGAGATTATGGACTCCGCGTCGTCCCATCTGGTGGCACTGGAGGAACAGGGACAGCTGGATCGCCTTGGTCAACGACGCTCACGTCGCGCACGATTGCGCAAGCCAACTTGCCAAGCGTAAATTTCACTGTCACGGCGACAGCAGCTAGTGACGGCGCGCACCAGCATTACCAATACAACACAACGAGCACCGGAAGTGCCTCAAATATCGCTGCGTCAACATATCCGATTTTTCACTATACAACAGGCGAAGATGGGTATCTGACCAAGGGCACTGCCACTGCCGCCACGCTCGGTCTGACATCAAGCAATGGTGCACACACGCATAGTGTGAGCGGCACGGCTGCCTCGGGCGGGTCTGGGACGGCGCTTGATTTTGCAGTGTCATATTATGACGTGATCATAGCAACGAAAGACTGATGATGCAGGTGCCGCGCGGTCCAAAGGGCTACACATGCCCCTTGCATAAAAAGGACATGTCGAAAGTCTGTCACGAATGCCCGTGGTGGACCATGATTCGCGGATCAAACCCTCAGACCGGAGATCCGGCCGACAAATGGGATTGCGCCATTGCGCTGCTGCCCATGCTGGCCATAGAGACAACCAAAACAGTGCGCGGCGTTCAGGCCGCGACAGAGTCCAGCCGAAACGAAATCGTCAAGCGTATGGATCGGCCCATCATTCCGCAACTTATGCTTGAGGCAGAGACATGAGCAGATCATCTGGCACCTACACCGCGCCCAGCAACGGGTTCAATCCGGCGGTCCAGGGCGAGTCAATGGACCCGGATGACTGGAACACAACGCTGCAGGATGTCGAGGATGCGCTGACGGAAAGCGTCTATACGGCCGGCCTCGGGTCAACCGACAACATCATCGCACGCACCGATGGAACGGACACCAAGAAGCTGCAGGGCTCTGGCGTTACGCTGAACGACACCGCACAAATGAGCGGAGTTTTGACGGTCACGCTGACGCCCACTGCTCTTGCCAGCCTACCAACGCCAGCCGAAGGCATGATTGCTTACGGGTCAGACGTGCGCAAGAACGGAGAAGGCGCAGGGCTTGGCTCTGGGTGTCTCGTGTTCTACGACGGCTCAAACTGGATTGCTGTCGATACGGGCGCAACGGCGGCCACCTGATGCAGTTCGATCCGCGCATACACAAGATCGTGGCCGTCGTCACCGATGGCCCCGACAAGGGCCAGCACATGCATTTGTCGCTCCCGGATCTTGTGGGTGCGGTGGCCGCCCTTCCTGAGTCAAATCTCGACTGGGATGCCGTCAATCAGGAAGTGCAGAAGTCCACACAAGTGGCCGTGGCAGCCTTCGATGAGCTGGCCCGCCAGTATGAAGACCTGCGGGCTAAGTACGAGCGTCTGGAACGGATCGTCGAGGCGATCTTGGACACCCCCATCATCACAGACATCTCGGATGCAGCATGAACGTCTCCCAGAACGGCCTTGATCTGATCAAGGACTTCGAAGGCTATCACCGCAAGCTCGCGGACGGGCGGTGCACCACCTATTACTGCCCCGCCGGCGTTCTCACAATTGGGTATGGCTGCACGGAAGGCATCAAGGCAGGCGAGATCTGGACCCATGACGAGGCCATACGGGCACTCAAAAAAGAGATCGCCAAGTTTGAGGCTGCTGTGATGAAGGCCGTCACGGCCGACATGAACCAGAACGAGTTCGATGCCATGGTCAGCCTCGCCTATAACATCGGCGCGGCCGGCTTCAGGCGGTCATCGGTGCTGCGGTATTTCAACAAGGGCGACAAGGCGCGGGCGGCCAAAAGTTTCGAGTTGTGGGTCAACGGCGGCGGGCGGTTTCTGCCGGGTCTGCTGATCCGGCGCAAGCGCGAGGCGGCGCTGTTCCTGACACCTGACGTGCCACTGCCAGAGCGCGCGCCCGACATGCCGCAGAAGGTCGAGGAAGCGCCCAACAACGCCCCCGTGGTCGAGGCCGTGCAAACCTCGCGCACCCTCACAGGCGCGCTCGTGGCAGGCGCTGGCACCATCGTGACCTATGCCGATGATGTGGCGCAAACGCTTGTTGATGCCGCTGCCCAGACGGCGGCATGGTCGCCAATACAGACCTTCCTGCATCAGGCCGGCGTCAACATCAAGGGTGTCGGTGTGGCGCTCGCTGCCGGCGGGCTTGCCATGGTTGTCGGGCGTCGCGTCTCTGCAGCACGGGAAGGGAAGATAGGCTAAATGATCTGGCTCCGCACCCTCGTAGGCACCGGCAACGGCTGGCTGATCGGTATCCTGGCATCGTTAGTTGCGTTTGTGGCGTGGACATACACACAACGGGCGATAGGCCGCGCGCAGGGTTCTGCGTCTGTTGTGTCTCAGATCAACACACAGACGGACAAGATCAATGCCAAAGCTCGCAAAGCTCGTGCTGTTGCTCGCGCTCCCGGCAGCGTTGACAGGGTGCGCAAAAACTATTGCCGCGATTGCTAGCTGCGAAATCGGCAATCCCGTCAGCGTCTCAAAGAATGACGTTCTGACGGAGAAGACCGCTTCCGATATTGAGGCCAACAACGAAAGCCGGCGGGCTGCGGGGTGCGATCATGGCTGACACGTATCGCGGGCCGCCGCGCCCGCATCCGACCGGATACGCCTATCCGCAGCCGCAAGAGCCAGATCCGCTGCGCTATGACCGGCGTGCGTTTAACTTCGACGTTGTCAAAACGGTTGGCGCGATCATGGTTGCTGGTGTGGGCATGGTCTGGTGGGGCTCCGACCAATTCTCCGAGGTCAAGTTCTCGTTGCGCGAGGTCAATGCGCGGCTCACATCCATGTCCACAGAGTTCGGGGAGCGGTTTGCGCGTTCAGAAACAGAAGCGCGGGCGCGGTCAATGCAACGCTTCACCAGGGCGGACCATCAATTGTTTTGTGCCCGCACGGAACAGCTCAACCCGAATTGGAAATGCGGTACGATTGATGATGTGCCCACATTGAACGGGTCAGCCATTGACCGTTTTGGGTTTGCGTCACCGACAACTGGATGGGATTTCAAGAAATGACGTATATCGCGCCCTTCCGCAATGTGATCTCCGTGCCAAACAGCTCCACAACAGCCCTGGCGTCGTCTGCAACCTTCACCGGCGCCTGGGAGGACGTGACAGATTTTTCTGATGTCGTGATTGCCTTGGCGTCCGATCAGCCGTGCACCTACACCATTCAGTTCAGCCCCGACGGCGTCAACCAGGACTCGACTCTGACGCGCTATCTCAAATTGGGCAAGATCAGCGCGCCGCATCGGTTCACGGTGACGCGAAAATATTGTCGCGTCACGGTCACCAACACGGGCGCCAGTGCGCAGACCTATATGCGGTTGCAGACGACGTTCGGACATCGTCACCCGCTCAACGTGCCTCTCGATGGCACGGTGGCCCAGGACTATGACGCAACATGCACACGACCCACAAATTTCAATTATGAGGCCGCACTGGGTAAGTGGCAGGGCACGCGGACGTTTTCCAAATTTGGGTACAACACCGACGTGGACATTGCGACATCACCGGAGGTGATTTGGTCGGTCGGTGGTGCCTACACCGTCCCCACCACGGCTGAAACGCTCGACATCGTGTCCACCGATGCCGCCGATGACGGCGATCCGGCCGGCACGGGCGCGCATAACGTCTATATCTATGGCATTGACGAAAATCGCAAATATCAAACAGAAACCGTTACATTAAACGGCACAACAACGGTCGTGACCACCAACCAGTGGCTTGGCATCAATCGCATGGTGGTCGGCAGCGCTGGGTCTGGTCAAGCCAACGCGGGCGCTATTACAGCAACCGGCACGAGTTCGTCCAACGTCTTCGGGCGGATCGTGGCGGGCGAATCCGTCACGCAGCAATGCATCTATCACACGCAGTTGCAAAGCCAGGTCTTGGCCGACTGGCTGCTCATCAATTGCCTGAAAATCGGCGTTGGCTCAACGCCCACCGTGACCATCAAGGGCTGGATCTATTCGCCGGTCTCCAACTGCAAATATGAGGTCTTCCGCCATTTGCTCGACACGTCAGTCGAGAACACGGTCGAGATCCGGCCGTCGCAGCCGTTCATTTTCAACCCGGGCGATGTGTTCTATCTGACGGCCACGACTGACGTGGACAACACGACCATCTCGGCGCGGTTCAGTCTAATCGAGTTCGAAAACAACATTTATGATCCCAATAGTTAAATGACCCAGCCACGGGGGTGGCTGGGTCTGTCCCGTTTAGCGATTTAACCGTATGCTCTCAGACGGTCCCTTATGTTGTTGATCCTCATGGTTCACGCACACGCTAATCATCATCGCTTGACCACGTTAGATCTGCGTCTTGATCTGGCGTGAGTTCATTCCTCAGTGCTTTGCGTGCTACAGCATGAGCAACGCAACAATCGTGGTCCATGCAAGCTGTTGCCGCCCGCTTCAAAGCCGCCCGGAGCCGTTCGATCTCGTCTGCAGCCTCGTCAGTTACTTCCGCAGCATTAGGCCCGCCAAGGCGAAGCCGCTCCACGATGTCAATCATGTCTCCCCCAGTGCTTTGCGTGCTACAGCATGAGCAACGCAACAATCGTGGTTCATGCAAGCTGTTGCCGCCCGCTTCAAAGCCGCCCGGAGACGGTCGATCTCCGCACGTTGAGTGTCGTGCAACGCCTCAAGCTCCGCCACTCTGTTGCGTCCGTCGCTCATCCTCATCCCCTTCAATCTTGATGCCGCACACGGTCCTGACCATGTCGCGCAGTTCATCCTTGGCCATCTTTTCCATCATCTGAGCCTCTTCAAGCTTTTCAAGCATCTCGGCGCGCTGCTCGTCTATCCTGGCCAGTTCTGCCTCACACACAACGCGGTAATTCGTGCACTTCGTGATCGCGTCCGCCATCTTGTCGAGGCTCTTCATCGGTTTGACTTCTGCGCTTGGCGTTGTCGTCTCAATCCTCTGCAACAGAGTCCTGATGCTGGCCATGTTCAACGCTGCCCCCATTTATATCGATAGCCGTATGGCTTCCAGAATCCTTTCGGCCTGATGACGCCGGTGTGCTTGTCCCTCAGACGCTTGGCTTTTGCATTGGCCGTAATGTCGTTAGCCGTCTTTGGACGATGGCACGCCGCGTGAGCCGGGAAGACGTTCTCAGGCGCATCGGAGCCGCCCAAAGTGCGCGGGACGATGTGTTCTGCGTCCCATTTCTCCCGAACAGGGTCGATCCGTTCTTGACATAGATGACACACCAGGTGCTCGCCTTGGTCGTCGGTCTTTTTGTGATGCTCATAGCAATCCTTCCTGTATCCCATCAGGCCATTTCCTTGTGGCGCAGTAGCTCGTCTGGCTCTACGCCCAGTTCCGTCTTCAGCACGTCCTCGATCTCCTGCCGCAGCGTCGAGAACGTCTTTTGCGGCATCTTGTCGAACCGCATTGAGATCGGCTGCACTTTATAAAGAATGTCGCCCTGCATGCCGCCATGCGTGTGCTCGTCTTTCATGACAGAGAGAACGAGCATCCGCGTTTCGCTGTCCAACCCGCCAAGATCGAACGTGGTGACGCGGCGAAAATCAGGGCCGGCCTTGCAGATCAGCCAAGAGCGCAAATGCTCGGCGTTGACCGGCTGGAAGACGTTATTGTGCGGCCATTGATCGAAGGCGGACGAGATCAAAGAAAACAGCCGCCTGTGATCGGGATGCGACCGCCCCTTGAGGGGCTGGCCGCAGGTTTTGCAAACGCGCTCAGTCATCATAGACCTCTGCAAAGCCATCACCGAACGCGCGGCGCTCGCGCTCTTCGTCCATCTTCATTTCCAAATACTGCGAGTAGGCGCCGTCCGATTCCCAATCGAGCGCATCCTCGCGAAAGCAGAACGGCCCTGCCATCTCTTCGTTGCCGTCCTCGTCTTCTCGGATGGCGTACCACCCAGGTGACGGCTCTGCGCACGTGGTTTCGCTCCAACTGACAAAATAGGCCATTGGTCCCTCCTAGGCTGATTTGGCTATGGCTTCGAGAAGACGTTTTTGCACGCCAGCTTTCTGCGTCTCGCGTGAGCGCGGAACGCTCGCCACACGCAACAGCGCGGCGCAATCGGCGAGCAGTAGATCGATGTTCATGTCGTGGGCCAGGCGCTCGGCCTTTGCCTGTTCTTCATCAAGCAGGCGTTGCCATTTATCGATGTTTGCCTGCATCCGTGTGAATAGATCGTCCATTGTGAATCTCCTGGGTCTTCACAACGCGCACTGGTATTTCGATCCCGCCCCTCGCGGGTTGATAGAACGTCGCGATCCAGCCGGTGGTGACGATAGCCGCCACCGACCAGACCACGAGCAACGCAACATAACGAAGCATAGTTGGTTCCCCCCAACTAGTCAACAGATCATTCGTCTAGTGTAGGGAAGATGTGGCCGAGGTCTTGGGCGCGCACTTCCCAGTCTTGCTGAATGGTGTCGGCCCAGGCGCGCGGCATGTCGGCCCACGCATTGCCATGCTCATCCATGTGCTGGATTCGGATCTGCATCAGATCCTCGACGGTTTCGCACTCTTTGATGGACACCAGCAACGCATTGAACTTCTTGACGCTGCCGTCGCGCTTACCCTCGGCAGAACTCTTACGCGCAAACGCTTCCGAATGGCCTTCGGTCTGTAGTTCACCGCCCTGGATCTCTTCGGTCATATACAAACCGCCGAGCACGTCAGCCGCGCCATCCCGTGCCGCAAACGCGCGTGCACGCATGGCCAGCATTCGTTGTGGGTATTGCTTCCAAGGTCCAGACTTGCCCCAGAGGCCGGCTGCAGCAGCATCCTTTGACGAGAACTCGCGTGTGATGACTGAGCCGTCAGGGCGCGTCACCTCGCACTTGGCAACTTGATCCCCGTCCATCCATTCGCGAATCTTGAAGCCTCTGCTCCAAAGCAGCGCAGGGATCGCATCGCCCCATAGCGTTGGGCGTCCATTGATGACGGCAATGCGATTGAGCGCCATCATTGGCGGGAGCCCCAATTCCAACCCTGTCAGGATGGCCACAGTGATTGCCTCTGGCGTCCGCATCGTGTTGGGCGCCAGACCTGACTTGGCAATGGCAGACGCCAGACGATAGACATCGTCAAGCGTCTGCGGAACAAGGCCCGTTATAGCTGCATGTCGCCCACGAACAGGAGATAGAGCGCTAAGATTATTGGAAGGCTCGACGCGATCAGGGAGATTAGGAAGGCGAATAACGCCGGCATCAGTTTCTTCAGTGTCATTGGTCTTGCTCATCATGTCTTTGTTTCCTTTCGGGTTCACTCCTAAATATCGCAGAGACTGACGCATCACCCCTCGGGCCAGTACTCGGCTGCAACTTCCAACAACGCGCATTTTGTTACGCCGTCACCATGCACAACATTCATGTGACGGATGACCTGGCGGAGCTGGAACTTGGAGCCCGCCAGATCGGCCTGCATCTGCTGCTCACGCAGAGCTTTGTTTTTCTCTAATACCTCTTCCTTGCTCATCAACTGGACAGCTTTTGAAAAACCGGCCGGCTTGCCGATCCTGATCACGTCACCCATCTTCCCCCTCTTGCGCTGTGAAGAGCGCCCAAATTGCAAAAATCAAAAACACAAGCAACGCAACAAACAACCAGAACATCACTCACCCTCTCTCACGATATAAACCGCTGACCACGGGGGAGCCCCGTTTGCTGCTATGCCCATTTCGCCGCCTGCGGCGCATTCGTCAGCAAATTGCTGCGCGTCGGCTTCGATGGTCGAGGACATGATGCCAACCCATTCGCCTGCATGGGCATCCCAGCGGTAGACCGTCCAGATGCCTGGTTCCGCGTTGATCGGATGGCCTGTCAGGTAGTGCGTAGGCAAAGGTGCCAGAAAATCAGGTGCCATTGTCACCGCTCCCCGTTGTCGCCCCAGCCGCGCGCACGCGGCCCGAGATCGTCTTTGGGATCGGCTTCCGTCAGCCAGTCCCAGAAGGCAACGCCAACGTCTTTGATGAAGTCGAGCGCCTGGTTCATGTCATTCCTTTCCTGTTGCAATACGGGGGGCAGCCTGTCGTTGTCCCTCTACTGCCCCCCGCGTTACCGATCCGGTTGAAGTGCCCCGCACCAGATCGGGAATTAGGGGTCGCGGCGGGGTGGAGAAGACAACGCCTGCTTGGGAGGTTTTTGGCGCTTCGGTTGACTTGGGGAGGCAACCGAAAACCCCGCCGCGATGAAATAAATCTAGTTGGGTTCGTTCCACCGCGCAACTATCAAGTAGGTCTTTTCCAACTCTTTTTGAAAATGATGTTGATTTGTTGCGCAAACGCACCACGCGCCCCTTGCGCGGTCGAAAGTTGCCAACTAATATCGCGGTATGAAAAATACATCGCTTCGTGATCAGCTTCTCGCCGAGATTGACGCCTTTTTGGATAAATCCGGCATGACAGACACCCGCTTCGGGGTCGAATCCCTTAACGACAAGGCATGGTTGCATCGCTTCCGTGCCGGCCTATCGCCCACCATCGACACTGTTGATAAGGTGCGGCGGTTCATGCATTCTTACAAACTAAACCCTAGGCGTCGGGCTGAGGCCCGCGCCGCGTAGCCTGTAGCGTCAGAGTCCGGTCACATCGATGGCCGGGTGCGTGTTTCCTGGCTGCTTACGCTGCCCCTCAGTTGCCGCAGCTTCTCCTGACGCATCCGGCTTTCCATGTGACTGGCAGTTCCGCGTTTGTTGCGTTCCCTGAACCCCGCAAACGAGGACACCTCAGATGCATATGCCTCCCGGTTTATCCCCCTATTTCCGCGCCATCGCCGCACTCGGCTTTGGTGCGATGATCATTGACACGCTGATGAGCGCAGCTTTCGGCCTGACGATTGGCTATGTGCCGATGGTCGGCCTCGCCATCATTTCTCTGGCCTCTGGCCTGTTCCTCGTGGCCGCCGAATTCTTCCGCCGTATCGGATGGACCCAAATCAGCAAGGTGGCCGTTGGTGTTTGGGCCATCGCCTTTGTTTTTAATATTTGGTCGAATATGGGCGTTGCCACATCGACACGCATGGGTGAGGTTCAGCAGGCCACCGTGCAGCAGACCACCTATAAGGAAGCGGAAAAGGCCACTGACGAGGCCAAGGCCCGCCTGGCACTCTTTACCGCCCAGCTTGAAGACCTGACCAAGGCCAACGCCTGGGCGGCCACGGTGAGCGCCTCGGGCCTGCGCTCGCAGGTCGATGCTCTGAAGAGCGCTGAGGTTGCCGAGGCCCGCCTGGGCGGCTGCGGTCGCAAGTGCCGCGCGATCCAGAATCAGATCGTCGAGGTGCAGGGCAAGATCGCGGTTGCCGAGCAGCGCGATGATCTGACCGGGCGCATCGAAGCCACCAAGGCGGTTCTTGCCAAGGCGCGGACCCAGCTCGCCGGAACAAACGCCGGGATCAGCGCAACGGCAAATCAAAGCACGTTGTATGCGAAACTGATCTCATTCAATTTGGCGGACGATCCGGAAGCCGCCATGGTGACGGTGGCCAATGAATCGACCGGCATTGCCATGGCTCTGGTTATCGCTGTGGTGTCGGCATTCCTGACGCTCGTGGGGGCTTTACCCCACCTCGTTGGCGCTTCGCCGGACAGCATTGGACCGGCTCAAAAACCGATAAAAACACCGTCTGCACCGGAAAACGGTTCGGGCGTCAATGAGCAGTTGGAAGCGCTCAAAGCGCAGCTTCATGGGTTGGTTGGCAACAACGCAACACAATCTCTCAATCTGCGCGTTATGCACGAGCCGCTGCGGGATCGCATTGGCCGTCTGGCTGCGGCGTGAGGTATAAAAATGGCCCGAGGGGCGAGAAACCCTCGGGCCAGAAACTTTGGGATGTGAAGACCTACCTGCGTGACAGATCACTACAAATGTCCAACCCACCGAAAGGGAATGAACCAT